ATTTATAGCAAAGCAGATAAAAAGTCAAAAAGTAAAAATATAAATATTGAATTAAGTGAATATATACTAAAAGCTGATGAAGAAAATAAAGATGATATTTCATTTAATACGTTAAAGATGCAATCTAAAGAAATAATTGATTATGTTAGCCAATATCTTAAGAAAGAATGGAATCGCACGAAAAAGAACAAATGATATCCAACACTCACAAACGTGGGTGTTTTTTATTTGGAGTTGAACATATGAGAGTAATGGTAGTCGCCGACGGAACTTTGAAAGGCATTAGAAAAGTGAATAATGATTGTCACTTGATAGCAATGATTAAGAGATTAAAGAACGATGCTAATGTAAGCAAAGTTTTAATTGACTATGATCCAGTTGTTAAAGGTGATAAAGATTACGATATAGAAGTAGAGTTGATTACATGAAGAAATTCAAATATGTGATTAACTTTATTTTTTATATTCAAGCACATATACATTTAGTGATTATGAAAGTGTTTAAAGTTACAGAAATAAAATAAATAAACGAGTTTATCGTGAGAGTTGGTGGTAGATGAAATGAAATTAACAAGAAAACAACAGTTATTTGCAGATGAGTATATCAGAACAGGTAACGCTTATCAGTCAGCAGTAAGTGCTGGTTATAGTCATAACTATGCTAAAGGAAATATTGTAAAATTGTTGGAAAATGTGAGTGTTAAATCTTATATTGATGCAAGACTTGAAGAATTGAAAAAAGAAAGTATTGCAGAACAAGATGAAATACTACAATACCTCACGTCAGTTATGCGAGGTAAAATGACAGATGAAGAATTAATGTTAGTTCCAACTGGCGATTTCATGAGTGAAGTTGAAAGACACGAGAAACGTGCTGATATAGTTGCTAGAACTAAAGCTGCTGAATTACTAGGTAAACGTTACGCTATGTGGACTGAAAAGCAAGAGGTGGAACATAGTGGTGCAGTTACGTTTGTAGATGATATAGAATGACGAACATAAAGAAACTATCAGAACTATTGCCTATGGAATTTCACAAGTCATGGAAAGCAGCTAAAGACCCAAATATATTGCACATTGTTGAAAAAGGTGGTCGTGGTAGTGGTAAATCAACTGATCTAGCAATCATTATTGTTCAACTGATTATGAGATATCCAGTTAATGCTGTTTGTATACGTAAAGTAGATAACACAATTGAATTATCAATATATGAACAATTGAAGTGGGCTATTAGTCATCAAGGTGTTTCACATTTATTTAAAGTAACTAAATCGCCTATGAGGATTACTTATATACCTAGAGGGAATTATATAGCTTTTAGAGGTGCTAAAGACCCAGAAAGAATTAAATCATTGAAAGATGCTAACTTTCCATTCGCTATTGGTTGGATAGAAGAGTTAGCAGAGTTTAAAACAGAAGATGAAGTAAAGACCATCACTAACTCACTATTACGTGGAGAGTTGGACGATGGTCTTTTTTATAAATTCTTTTATAGTTACAACCCACCTAAGAGAAAACAATCATGGGTTAATAAAAAGTATGAATCATCAATTCAACCAGATAATACTTTTGTACATCACAGTACATACAAAGATAACCAACATATATCGAAACAGTTTGTTGAAGAAGCAGAGGCAACTAAACAAAAAAGTGAAATGAGATATCGTTGGGAGTATTTAGGTGAAGCTATCGGTAGTGGCGTTGTTCCATTCGATAACCTACAAATTGAAACAATACCTGATGAATTATTTAACTCATTCGATAACATTCGAAGTGCAGTCGATTTTGGTTATGCTACTGATCCATTAGCTTTTGTTCGTTGGCATTATGACAAAAAGAAAAATGTTATATATGCAGTTGATGAATACTATGGTCAGAAGATATCCAATAGACAGTTAGCTAAATGGTTAACACGAAAGAAATATATGTCTGATGAGATATTCGCTGATAGTGCTGAACCTAAAAGTATTGACGAGTTAAAGAATGAACATGGTATTAAACGAATTAAAGGTGTGAAGAAAGGTCCAGACAGTGTTGAATATGGTGAACAATGGCTTGATGATTTAGATGCAATAATCATTGACCCAAAGCGTACACCAAACATTGCAAAGGAATTTGAGAACATCGATTATGAAACTGATAAAGACGGTAATCCTAAACCAAGACTAGAAGATAAAGATAACCACACAATAGATGCTACTAGATATGCCTTTAGCGAAGATATGAAGAAGAAACCTAAGGCAGTCATTTCATCTAGAACAATGTGGTGAGGATAAGGAGGTAGACAATGGCAGAGTTAAAATCATTCACGCAAGAAGAAATAACAGAAACACACGGTGATATGTTTTTATATAGAGATTTATATGACGGTCGTCATTCGAAGTTGTTCGATAGAGCAAAAGCATTAATTGAACAGGGTGAAATTATCGACCGTATTGAATATGGCGATGTTAAAGCACAGAATGTTCAAACTCCATATATTGTAGTGAACATATCTAAAATGATTGTAGATATCCCTACACTGTTTATTACAAGGTCAATGGGCAAACTTCAAACGAACTATCCAATTAACGAGATAGAAGATGATGAAGAGTTTGAAACTGATGATCAACATATTGAAGGAACTCAAGATGATACATTCAATAGTGAATTATTCGACCTTCAACAAGAAACGTTAGACCAAATAGAAGTAAATTCAAACTTCAATAAACATCATGGTATGAATATAAAGCAATGGCAAATAGACGGTGGCATTGTAGCAGTACCAGAAGTTGTCAATGGACAAGTTAAGTTGTCTTTTAAAGAACGTAATGTTTATTACGAACTTGAAGACGGCAAGACATATCAACTTCGCTATATCGTTGAACGTGGTGATGACAAGTATGTACATGTTCATGAAGAAATTGAAGGAGAAAACGAATTAACAGGCAGTCATACAGTTTATCATATGGATGACAACGGAGACCTACAATTAGTTGATGATGAAGAAATTATATTTGATATAACTAAACTTGAAAAAGAACTACGTAATTACGTTTTAAAAGGTCGTAAGCGAACGTTGTTTGTTTACCTACCTTACAGTCCAACATTTATGAATAGATATGGTAGAAGTGTTCTAATGGGACAAGAAGGCAAGCAAGATGAAGTTAACTGGACAATGACTCGTACAGCACAAATATTCGAGCGTAATGGCAAACCTAGAATATCGGTTTCAAAAGAGATAATGGAAAGATTAATGGAAGTCTCGTTAAGGAAATATGGTGTTGATAATAAGTTTGATCATCGCGATATCGAAATGACATCAATCGATGAAGACGGAAGGTCAATACAAATACATCAAATTGATATCTCAAAGATTGGTGACATTACTTATGTGAAAGATGTTATCAAGATGATGTTAATGGAAACACAAACAAGTGAGAAGGCAATTGATTTCTTTACTTCGGAAGGCGCTCAAGCACAATCAGGTACAGCGAAGTTTTATGATTTATTCTTATCGATTATGAAAGCTGAACAAATGAGAGATGAATACGTTGAGTTCATTCAACAAGGCGTTGAAAACTGTATGTGGTTACTGAATCGAGATAATAGCGACATCATTATTGAAAAACCAATCATTGTTCAAAAAGATATGATGCCAGTCACTTCAAAAGAAACTTCAACGTTAAACAATCAAAGTTATGCAGCAGGTACTCAATCACTTGAACAAACAGTTAGAAATAATAATCCAGATAAATCAGAAGAGTGGATTATGGAAGAAGTAGAAAAGATTGAAGCTGAACGAACATCACAAGATAGCATGTCATTGTTAAGAGGCAACATGACAGGATTAAACTTCAATGATAACAAAGAAGATGAGGAAGAAACTAATCCAGTTGATGAAGAAGTAAAAGAAATGGAGTAGGTGATTGAATGAAGATTGAACAAATAAAGCCTACAGTTGAATTCTTGCAAAATGAAATACTTAAGTTAATTCAAGAAGTTGATTTGTTAAGCAATCGAGATAAACAGATTATGTTTAAAAACATTGAAAACTTGATTCAACAATTTGGTACAGATGTTTTTGAGTTTATTGAACCCGAACTTGCAAAAGTATATGAATCAGAGTTGAACATAGCAACGAAAGAATTAAGTAAGCAAGGCATAGCTTTATCAAACGAACTCAACTCACAAGTTCATAAAAGCGCGTTAGCCACTATCACAAGTGACACAATGTTAGATTTACAAGCAGCACTTAGGCAAGCGTTTGTTACTACAGTTTCAACAATTAATCAAACATTATTAGAAGTTCAATCAGACATTTCAAGAGGTATCTTATACGGTCAGAATCGTAGGAAGATAATTCAACGGGTGTCTAATTCTTTTGTTCAAGGTGGTATGAAATCTTTTAGAACAATAGATAATAAATTACTCCCTTTAGATTTCTACACTGAAACAGTTGTGAGGACGAAAATAAGTACTGCTAGAACACACGCTCATGTTAATCATTACTTAGAGACTAGCAATGACTTAGTGTACGTTACAGGCAATTTAAACACATGCAGTGAATGTGCTAAATATCAAGACAAAGTATTTTCTTTAACTGGTCAAGATACGAGGTTTCCACAATTAGATGTACGAGATGTTATTCCTGTACATCCTAACTGTAAGTGTATGGTTAGACCTTTTGTTTCTGACTTCAAATCAGAAAGTGAAATTAATAAATACATTGCTAAAGGTAAAGACTTTAATCCTAATCTTGACCCTCGTACTAAAAAGCAAAGAGAAAGTTATGAACACGATCAACAATTAAAACGTAAAGCAAGACAAGAAATGAAAACATACAATAGTATTAAAGCGATATTAGGTGATGATGCTCCTAAGACTTTAGGTGCTTATCGAAGAATGAAACGTTCTAATAGTACAGGTTATGTAAAGATGAAACAGAAGTTAAGAGTCGCTAGACAAGAAATGAAAGGGTGAAGTTGATTTAACCGACAGTCGTGAGATTGACGGTTATTTTTATGCGTTTATCCAATCATAAGGAAGTGATCTAAACGTATCTCATAACGGTGGTATTCCGTTTGACCTGTTCGTAAGTCACTAAAAGACGATGTCGCAGGTACAAGCGTTATTGTACTAATCCAATCGGTGTCGGACATCGTTATCAAAACGTAAGGAGAGAATAAATATGAATAGAGAAACACTTAAAGCTTTAGAATTATCCGATGAACAAATTGAAAAAGTAATGGCAGAAAACGGTAAGGATATTCAAGATATCAAGTCGCAATTGAGTGAGAAAGATACAGAAATCAAATCTTTAGAAACTGAAAAAGAAACCTTATCTAAACAGATTACAACGCTTGAAAAGAAAGCAAATGATTATGACAAGCTTGAGGGAACTAATGAAGAACTTCAAGAACAAATCAAAGACTTTAAAGTTCAAGTAGCATCCAACGATTTAGATAAGAAAATTTTAAAAGAAGTATCTAAAGATGCATATGATCCAGACGATGTATTTTTATTTATCGACAAAGACAAATTCAATCGTGATGAAGAAAGTGGAGAGTTTACCAACTTCAATGAGGTCATGAATGAATTACGCGAAACAAAAGCTTACTTATTCAATCAAACTAACACTTCAAAAGATGAAGGTGGTTCAGACGAAGAAGGTATGCCACCACCAAACAATAACTATAAGTCTGGTGTACAAAGTGGCAATGGTAAGCAAAAGGTTGACTATTCAAAGCGTGGTAGAGATTTAGCAAATGAATTATTTGGAAAACAAAAGGAGGAATAAAGAATGAGTTTAAAACCAAAGAAAGTTCAATTCGAAAATGAACAACCAGAATTTTTAAGAGATGCTAAAAATCTTGAGTGGACTGTCGGTAACATCACTTTAGATTCATCTAAATTAACAGAAGGTCAAGTTATTAAAGGTGGAACAGCAGTATTTAAAAACGCTGAATCAGATTTATTTGAGTTAGTTCAAGCTTCAACGCCTGAGACAATGACTGCACCAGTATTAACAGGACACGCAGTTAAAATTGATGATGTTCAAGTTAATGAACAAGTATCAGCGTTACGTAAAGCATCTGTTTATGAAGAACTATTAACAGGTGTAACAAACAATTTCAAAAAAGCTACTCAAGGACGCATTGCATTCGACGTGTAATACGTCCTATTTAATTGCAAATAAAAGGAGGAAATATTAATGCCATTAATTACAGAACACGAAAATTTACAAACACCTACATTACAAGCATTTATTGAAAATGCACCTGCTCAATCTTCAAGACGTTTATCAAATGCTTTTCCTACTGAACAAGTATTCGATATTAACGTAGCATATAACGTTATTGATTCGACTGGAATTAAAGCAGGTTCAATCATTGGATTTGATGCTGCTACACCATTACGTAAAAAAGGAGATATCCAACAAGTATTGGCTAAGCTTTCTAAAATCGCTCATGCCTACCACTACACAGAAGAAGAAATGTATCGCTACAAAAACTCACGTAACAATGCTGAGCAAGATGCTTTAGTTCAAAACGCTTTATTATCAATCGCTGATTTATCAGAAGGTATTGAAGATACTAAAGAATTAATCAGAGCAAACATGGTTTACCGTGGTGTGTTTGATTATGAAGATCCAAAATCAGAAGTGAAAATTCAATTTGATTTAGATTTACCAGATGAAGCTAAAACAACAGCAGGAGATTTCTCTCGTGAAGATGTTAATCCTTTAGAAGTATTGATGAATGAAGTTGAAAAATACAAAGAGCGTAACAATGGTCAAGCACCTGCTTATGTTGTTATGAACTCTAAAACATTAGCAAAGATTAAACGTAATCCTAATGTTGCTACTGACTTATACGGTTCAGAAGCTGGAAACAAAATCGTTCGTCAATCTGATTTAGATACTTTATTCACAGACATTGGATTACCTAAAGTTGAAATTGACGATGCTCAAACAATCATTGAAGGTATCACTGGAGATATTGTTAAGAAACATTTAGATGATGATGTAGTCGTATTACATGCTGCAAACTTAGGTAATACATTAAGTGGTCCAGCTGCTGATAACAACTTCGCAAATGGTAAGTATGTTGTTTCTGTAGTATCTCAAGACCCAGTTGGAGAGAAAACAATTGTAGGAGAAGTAGCAATGCCTGTATTGAAAAATATCAAAGGTATTTCTATCATCACTGCAAATGAGCAGGCAGACACTGAGGAAGTTCCTGAAGGTTAATTTTAACTTTCTAAAATAAATAAGGAGGTTAATTCAATGGCGAAATTTAAAGTGCTTAAACAAGTTGATGGTAAGAAAGAAAATAAACGTTTCGAACCAGGTGAAGAAGTTGAACTAACTGTTAAGCGTGTGCAAGAAATTGAAACAAACATTGACAAACAAAAGAAATTCAAAGGAACTGGTCCTTATTTCGAGCGTATTGAAGAACCTAGCGAGTAGGTGATGATATATGTTGGATACTGAAAAAGTAATTGAATACATTGAGAAAATACCTTCTAATCCGTTGTTAGAAGGTATGGGAACTCAAGAATTAGAACAAAATATATTTGATTCTTACGAAGATATTCATTCCTTATATCCAAAAGTAATAATCACAGAACGAATGATAGTTAAACAAATGTTGTACAAACTCGAAGGAGAGTCCAATGGTTACGCTATGTTAAAAAGACAAGGTGTAGAAACACAAAAAATTAATGATGCTAGCGTAACGATGTCTGATAATCTACTTGATCCATATGTGCTTTTCCTAATCAACCAACAATTACAAACTAAATCAGTAGGTCATATTGGGAGATTAATATGATTATATACAGAGATAAAGTTAATGTAATTGTGCCAACCGTTGATTCAAACGGTAATCAGATAAAAGATGACTACGGTAAACCATTAACTGAAAAAGTATTAACCAAAGCACACGTTAGGTATGGTATTCAAAATATCTATAATGCTAACGGTGAAGAATACACATCAGTTACTCAAGTATATATTCCTATATCTGATACTGTTTCTAATATCGATTTAAACGCACGTATTGAGCATATAACGCCTAAATACACAAAAGTATTAGGGCAAGTTAAAAAGCTTGAATACGGGCAAGATATTACAGGGAAACCACATTTTATTAAAGGTTATATGTAGATGGCAGATTTTAAGTTCAATATTGAATGGGATGGACTTCGAGAATTACAACAAGAGTTTAAAACGATGAATAAACGTTTTAAGTTAATAATGCTAGATGAAATGGATAAAATTGGTCTAACTTGCGAAGAGTATGCTAAAAAGTTATCTCCGCGTGATTCAAAGGAATTAGAAGATAGTATTCATTCGACTCAAGCTACGATTGAAGGTGGTTCCTTTGTTGTCTACGTTGGTACAAATATGAAGTACGCAGCGTATGTTCATGAGCTAAACAATGTTAGACCAGTAGGAGATAAGTATGAACGTGGTGTGAAATTAGAGGGTTATTATATTGGTGGTCGTGGCCAAAGAACAAGAGATAAACATAGTGAAAAAGGCTTTCAGCCAGGCCGTAAATTCCTACAACGTGCCGTGATTTTAACTGATCAACATTTTGAAAAAGCGATGGAACGAGCATTAGAACGTTTACTTGAAGGAGGCAGTTAGATGATTCAACGCGCTATTAAAAAAATATTACAGGATAGAATACCTGACTTAGAGTGGACAGTTGATTATCGTACTGCACAATCAGAGTTCGGTGTTGTTTATTACGAAGGTGGTTATCCACCTGATAGAAGTGATATGAAATCGCACTTGATGAATTATCAAGTTGAAATAAGGAGTCAAAGCTTTGATAAAGTAGCAAATAGGGCTTTCGACACTTACAAAGCTATTCATGGAATAGAGAATAGGGTAATGGAGGTCCCGATATTAGAAGACGGTCGTTTAATCAGAACAGATAAACACTTTATTCAATACATTTACGCAGAATCGCCACCAATTAGAGTGGGTGTAGAAAGTGACAATATGATCTACACAATAAATTTTTTAGCACTTATTTTGCCATATTGCGAATAAGTGCTTTTTTAATACCCAAATTTAAGGAGGAATTATAATGCCAGAAGAAAAAATCAGTTATGAATTTGGTATGGCAGACTTTACTTTTGATGAAGGTCTACCAACTGAAACGAGATTTGATGGAAAAATGTGTGAAGATGGTTCGTTATTACAAGGTGATGGTGGAGAAGTTCAATTAGAACCAGAATTGGAAGATATTAACTCACCTGACTTCGGTAATACAAACTACGACCAAGTTGTAGTTGGTTGGAATGGAACAGTGACTATTGTCGCAATGAAAGCAACATTAGATTTAATTAGTAAAACATTAAGTGGAACTATTTCACTTGAATCAGACGGTAAAGTCGTATCAGTTACAGATGCGCCTATTGGAGCATCACTTAGAGAAGGTGCTAGAACACTAAGAATTCACCCAAGACAAATGGGAGACGATACTTCGGAAGATATCTTCATTCATAAAATTGCAAACTCTAGTGGTATGACTAAATCATTTGCGAATGAGCAAGGAAATTACGAAATGGAATTTGCTATGTTCCCTAAAGATTGCGCAGATGCAAATAAACCGAATAACTACTTCTACATCGGACAAGATCCAGATGAACTAGTAGAAGGTGCAGAAGAAGTACCAGCAGGATAAGTAGAGTGAGGGATAACCTCACTCTTTTTTATTTGTTTTTTAATTTATATATCAAAGGAGAAATGACACATGGCACAAGTAGAAATCAAAACATATGAAGGTAACAAGTTAGTAACTGAAAACGTTGAAATCAAAGAAATGAATATTCTTCAAATTAAAAGAGTATCAAGAGAGCTAAATAAATTAGTTAAAGATATTAATACAAACGATCACTTAAAGAGTGCAGTAGACACATTCTTTGCGAAACGTAATGAAATCAATGAAGAGAATAGAAGGCTTTATGAGGAAGCGCTTGAAAAAGCTAAAAGTGACGATGATAAAGTAAATGTTTTTCAATATGACGGTTCAGAGGCGTTCAAACGAGCAGGCGCTCAATTCTTCAAAGATGTATTAGGTTCTTTTGAAATCGTGTTAGAGAACGCACCAGATTCATTACAAAACTTAATTTCACAAGCATCTAACATCAATGCTGATGTAATTGGTCAACAAAACGTTTATACGTTCTTAGACATTATAGATGCAGTAATCGAAGTTAATGATATTCCTAAATTAATCGAACGATTAAAAAAGTCAAAAGATTCCTTCTCAATGGTGTTGGCGGTTCTGTTTCCGAAGAAGGAACAAACGACGGACGAAGTAATGCCAGCGACATCCAACTAGAAGAAGTTGTCATATACAAGTTGAGTAAAGAACTCGGAGGGCGTGATGAAGTTCTTAGCACGCCTTTTAGTGAGTTACTAGCTTATTTAATGACACACTTTGAAAACGAAGAACGTAAAGCAGAGAAAGAGCAAGCTGATTACTATATGAATTTCATCGCAATGTTAAATAGTAATCCTCAGTCGAGAGACGATATGAAAAATGTTAAGAAGTTCTTGAAAGACATTCAACCTAAAAAGAAAGTTGAAAAATCTACAAGTCCTAAAAAGAAATATCAATGGAACGAAAGAGTTCAAAAGAAAATTGAAGCTAGAAAACGTGCTGAACAAAATATGTAAATTAAAAAATAAATAAAAGAGGGGAGGGGTCTTATGGCAACTATTAAGGAGTTGCAAGCCAAATTTAGTGCTGATAAAAGTGGTATGGAATCGTCATTTAATGCTATCGTTAATCGACTTAATGATATTGAGAAAGCATCTGATCGTACTGCAAGAAATATTGAAAAGAGTATGACTCGTGGCATGAATCGAGTGTTCAAAACAGGTGAAGGCTTTGAAAAGGTTGGTTCAACTTTCACATATATATCTAAAAAATCAGAAGAAGTAGGTAGTAATCTTACCAAAAAAATTACAAAGCCTGCAATGATTGCTGGTGGTGCTTTAGCAAGTATAACTATTGGTAAAGGTTTTGGGCGTTTAGTTGAGATTGATAACGCTAAAGCTAAATTAGATGGTTTAGGACATAGTAGTGAAAGTGTTCAAAAAATCATGGATAACGCCTTAGAATCAGTTAAAGGCACATCATTCGGATTAGGTGAAGCTGCCACGACTGCATCTAGTGCAGTTGCAGCTGGAATCAAACCAGGTAAAGAACTTACTAGATATTTAAGTTTAACAGGAGATGCTGCTGCGATAGCTGGTTCAAGTATGGGCGAAATGGGTTCTATAATAAACAAAGTTCAAACCTCAAATAAAGCATACAATGGAGAACTACAACAACTATCTGAAAGAGGTATACCAATTTATCAATGGATTGCTAAAGAGGCAAAAGTCACTGCTGATGAAGTATTTGAAATGGCTAGAGATGGAGAAGTTTCGAGTGAAATGTTTTTAAATGCTATTGAAACAAATATCGGTGGTGCAGCCAAAAAAATGGGTGAAAAATCATTCACGGCATCATTAGCTAATATGTGGGCAGCAGTCGGTCGACTTGGCGCCAGTTTCTTAGATGCTGGGGGTAAAGGTGGAGGTTTCTTCAGCAAGATGAAACCATTAATGAATAATCTAACTAATACTATTGACGGAATGGAAGGTACTGCTGCTAAGTGGGGAGAAACACTAGGACAAGTGCTTGATAAAGTCGTTAATGGTATCAAAGGTATTGTTAATTGGTATAACAGTTTAGATAAGAATACTCAAAAACTAATAGCGAGTATTATGCAATGGAGTACATTGATACTTGTTGGGCTTGGTCCTGTCTTAATGATATTCAGTAAATTGACTGGAATAATTGGCGCTATATTTGGACCGTTTGGCAAGTTCTTAAAATTCTTTGCTAAATTCAGTACAGCTGCTAAAAGTTCAGAAGGTGCAATAATCGGTATTACTAAAGTATTCCCTAAATTAGGTGCAATACTAGGAACGCTTACAGGACCTGTTGGATGGATAACATTAGGATTCATAGCATTAGGTACAGCTTTTGTCGTTGCCTATAAGAAATCCGAAACATTTAGAAATATCGTTAACGCTGCGCTTAATGGCGTTAAACAAACATTTATAACAATAGGTAATATCATCAAAGGTTTCTTCCAATTGTTTAAAGGAAATGGTCAAGACGGCGTTATAACATTAAGTAAGATATTACCTCCTAATGTAGTTGTAGGACTGACTAATTTTGCTACAAAAGTTAAAACAACATTCTATCAAGTTGTTAACGCAATAAGTACTTTCGCTAGATCTATTGGTACACAAATTAGTTCATTTTGGGCTAAAAATGGTACAGAAATAATGACTGCTTTACGAAATGTAGGTAGTTTTATTTCTACAACATTCAAATTCATATGGGGTAACGTGATAAAACCAATCATGACTTTAATTTGGAATTTGATGAAAATTTTGTGGCCAGCCATAAGATTACTGATTGTATCCGTTTGGCAGAACATAAAAGGCGTTATACAAGGCGCGACAAACATCATACTCGGTATCATAAAAGTATTTTCTTCATTACTTACTGGTAATTGGAAAGGCGTATGGCAGGGTATCGTTCAAATTCTTAAAGGCGCAGTTGTTTTAGCGTGGAATTTAGTTCAATTATGGTTTGTCGGCAAGATACTTAAAGTTGTTAAAGTTGGACTAGGTTTATTACGTGGTGTAGTAGTAAAAGGTTGGTCGTTCATAAGAAACTTCATAGGTAAAACTGCACAATCAATTTGGAATTCTGTCCGCACTAAATTTACTGGATTATCTACATCGGTACGTGGAATTTTCACGAACTTATCTAATTGGTGTAGAGGTTTGTGGACAAAGTTAAAAAACTTTATTACAAATTTAGCACAAAATATTTGGACTAACGTACGTAATAAGTTTTCTGGAATGTCTAAAAGTTCTAGAGAAATATTCGGAAGATTGTTTGAGAGTGCTAAAAATATCTTTACGAATATCAAAAACAGAGTGACAAGTTTAGCACATGGTGCAAGAGATAATGTTGTAAATGGTTTCAAAGCTATGTATGACAAAGGTAAATCATGGATAGATAAACTTAAAAACTTCTTATCTGGATCAGTAAGTGGTTTTAAATCAGTTGCTAGTAAAGTTGGTAAAGGAATTGCTAATGGTGCTATTTCTGGACTTAATAAAATGATTGATGGTGTTAACTGGTTATCTAAAAAAATAATGGATAAAAAGTTAATCAAAGATAAGATAGCTAAATTATCTACTGGTACTGGTGGAAGTAATGGTGTTAGAACAAACTCTAAAGGTCAATTACAAGAAGATACATTAGCGATGGTTAATGATAAAGGACCAGGTAACGGAAAGGGTCCAAATGGTCATCAAGAATTAATTAGAGATAAAGACGGTTCATTATTTGCACCTAAAGGTCGTAATGTAGTACTTCCATTGAGAAAAGGTATGGAAGTGATCAATGGTCGAGATACACAAAATATGTATAGTGGAATACCTCGATTTAGTGCAGGTTCAGCAACTAAAAAACAAACTAATAAAAAGAAATCGGCATTTGAACAAGGTTTCGATAATGTAAAAGCAATAACGAAAGCCACAGCAGATGCAACTGTAAAAACTGTCGCTAAAAAAGGTGGAGAACTTGCAGGTAAAGCAACATCAAAAGCTTTAGAAGTATGGGACTACATTGAAAACCCTGGTAAATTAGTACAAATCGCACTTGATAAATTTGGTGTAGATTTCTCTAGTATAAAAGGCGTATATGGAAGTTTCATGAAGCATGGTTTTGCTGGACTTAAAAAAGGTTTAGTTAAAAAAGTGATGAATTGGTTTGATGAAGCTGGTGGATACGGGAATGTTGACGGTTCTAGCATCTTAAAACACGGTGTTAGTTTCGGATATAGTCCAAATAAACCATTACCAGGTTATCCATTATCAATTAACGGTGGACGACATTATGGTATTGATACACCACACAGCTATGAAAAGATTCAAGCACCAACTGGTGGTATCGTCAGAGCGCAAAGTGATTTTGGTGGAGGTACAATTGCTCAAATTTTAAGTGGAAAAGTTGCTCAATACTATCTTCACTTAGAAAAAGTATTAAAGACTGGACGAATCAAGCAAGGTGAGACGTTCGCAAAAACAGGCAACAGTGGTCACTATACAACTGGCGCTCACTTACACACTCAAATAGAAGACCCAGCTGCAAATGCTTTAACTAATAGGAATACCAAAGATCCAGTAGCTTTCTTAAATAGTAAAGGTGGCAAATCTGGTGGAGGTGGATGGATAAATACTATCAGAACTGCCTTAAAAATTGCCAAACTCCCAGTTACTCAAAAATATATTAACGCTTGGATGAAACAGATTGAAACTGAATCAAGTGGTAATGCTAGAGCAATGGGTGGTAACGATGGACTAGCTGACGGAAATGCAATGGGGCTTGTGCAAGTTAAACCAGGTACTTTCAAAGCCAATCAAGGTAAAGGTATGGGTGATATTTGGAATCCACTACACAACTTAGTGGCTGGAATGAACTATGCAAGTAAAACATATGGTAGTAGTTTACTAGATGTTATTGGTCATGGTCATGGTTATGCAAGTGGTGGCATAATCAATTCCCCAGAAATAGCATGGTTGGCAGAAGGTGGTTTTAGTGAATCAGTAATTAGTCATGACCCTTCAATGAAAGCAAGAAGTAAAGTTATTTGGGATAGAACAGGAGAAATGCTTGGATTCTCTGAAGATGCAGAATTACTACGAAGTATATTTACTGCTATAAACGAAGGAAACAAACTACAAACAATAAATAACAGAGATACAAGTAGAATTGCTAATAAAAACAACAATTTATATTTAGATGGAAAAGAAATCACTAAAACAGTTAACTACCGACAAGGTAGGATGTCACAAGATAGTGCATATATGTCGGGAGGTAAATAAATGAGTTGTAATAAAAAGTGGGCAAAATTAATATTTAATTCAGAAGAAACCGTTGATCTATCAAAGATTGACGGTTTTGAATTTATACAATATGAGAAATATGAAGTTCAAGGTAATAATGAATTGTTAGAAGTTAAGGGGACTGATGGAGCGTTACCTTCTTTGACCACATTCGAACCATTTCCAATAAACCTTAAATTTAGATATACAGGTGTAGATTCTTTGGATGTAGATTTGTTTTTACAACATTTGGATAGCCTGATGTTTAGTCGTGAACCTTATTTTTTAGTTCATAGTATTACACCTAATAAAAAATACGCAGTTTTACCAACACCTAAGATAACTTATGAATATATAACGCTTAGACACTATGATATTAACATCGAATTTACTTGTTATAAAGGTTATGCAGAATCACTCTACGACACTGATCAGTTTTCATTAATGAGTGACAATTGGCAATTTGAAAGTGGTTTGTTGCCTGATAATGAAATCACATATACTCATAAGCGTTCAAATTTTGAAATTTTTAATGGTTCAAGTGATACGATTAATCCTCGTATGCGACACAAGTTGAAGATTTATATGCAATTAACTGCGAATAATGGTTTTAGACTCGTCAATAAAACGACAGGCGATATATTCCAATATAAACAAGCAATTGATATTAATACACCACTTGTTCTTGAAGGTGGTTATCCCTATTTAATTGTGAATGATAAATATAGTCGATGTGGTCGTTCGACAAATCATGGCATCATTACGTTAGCGCCAGGTTACAATAAATTTGAAATATGGGGGAATGCAGCTGATGTTAATATCAAGTTCATTTTTCCATTCATTTATAGGTAGGTGTTCATATGGATATAATCGTAACTGACTTAAAGAACACCATGTCTGAACTTTTACTTGATTTCTATTATGAGTCTTTCAGTTATGAATATGAACGTAATAGTAGTCGTACAGTATCATTTACAGCTTACATGACGAGTCATAATAAAGACGTTTATAACATGCTACAGAATGAAAGTTTTGTTGAATACGAAGGACAAACATATGTGATAAAGAACACTAACCCTAAAATGACAGGTAACATTCATACGAATGAAGTTACAGCACATCACATTATGTATGAATTTCAGAATCATTACATTAGTAAGGATATTGTAAATGAAGAATTGAACTCTGAAGATGAAACTGAACAAGTACTTTATTACTCACTTGAAGATTATTTAAACTTTGGTTTTAGAGGTAACAAGTTAGGTTATACCTATGAAATTAAAGGAAAGTTTTCAGGAACAAAAGCTATTGATGATTTAGGTGATAAAAATGGTATTGAGTTTTTAGTTGAAGGTGCTGAAATATTCAACTATATCATGTTTGCTGATAACAAGAAGATTTATATTTATGATGAAGCAACGTTTTACAAACAATCAGAATTGGTTATTCGTTATCAACTGAACAATGACGAAGTGAACGTATCAGTTAATACCAACGAACTTAAAACATATATTGAAGGTTACGGTAAGAAAAAGAATAAGACTGAAACTAAAAATTACAGTCCTATTAAACCACCCGATCTAAAATATAACGGTACCTTTTTCAAAGAAGGCACATGGCGTACGCAAGTCGTTGGTGCTAGTTATGAAAAGACGTTCGAATGTAAATGGGGGAATGAGACACTTGTGTGGTCCCTCAAAAAGTTGTCACGAGGTGGTTTATTAGATGTATACCTAGACGGGGACTACATCGGACGTTTTAGTTGTTACAGTCATACAGCACGTTCTGAAAGTATTGTGATTGCCAAAAACTTAAAGAAAGGCACACATATATTTAAAGCAGTACATCGTGGTGCTGATCCAAATGTTAAAGAATATAAAACTGCGCCAACTATGTATGTCGGAACTGAAAAATCTACAACATTGAATTTAACAGCTGTTCTAAAAGGTACAGACGTCTATCATACGTTAACGAGTTATAAATCGCCTAACTATAATACATTTGGTCACAGACAAGCACCAGATGTTTTCGACGATAAGATAACCGATAAAACAGAACTTGAAAACTTATTAAAATCACAATTAAATGACGAACCAGAAGTTGAACTCACAACGAACTACATTGATACAGAAAAAGTATTCGAACGTGACGAGGTCTGGTTTATACATGAACCGATGGAATTTGATACATCTGTTAAGGTCGTGAGTCTGAAAAAGGCACATCCTTATATGAATGTACCAGATGAAATCGGTTTTTCTAATAATAAGACGGATATTATCAAGATTCAACAGACGATTAATAACCGTATTAAGAATGTAAGTAAAGCCATTAACAGAGCAAATATTAACAATATATATAGTCCAGATAGATACTTTGAAGAACCAATTGTAGGGAGTGTGATAATTGATGGCTGAAATTGAAATACCAATCGTCACAAAACGTAATCAAATGACAGGCGACTATGAATATCCACAAACACATGTAAATGGTGTTGTTGGTTTAGATGAATATGTAGAAACTATTGTACAAGAAAACATGCCAGAAATACCTGATATACCAGAAATACCTGAAATTGAATTCAGTGATACGGGGTGGATAGAATATGATGTTAATGCACCTATACAAAAGAACACTCAGTTTGTGACAAGTGATTATAACGGGTTTGTTTGTGCGTATCGCATTATCAACTTATTAGGTGTCGAAACATTTTATATAAGATTTAATATGCGAAATATCACAAGTGGTGCAGTGGTTAATCTACCGAGTGATTTAATACTCAATGCCCAATCTTTTACATTAAGAACTGGAACTGCAAGATTACCTGTACAAGTATCTATAAAGGCTAATGGCACAATGACTTTCTACCCTAATGGTTCAGATAGTGGTTGGTCTAGTTCGGATTATGTATATCAAGAAGTTAGTTTTTTAAATAATTAGGAGGTGTTATATTTGAAAACATATCCAGCTTTAAGGGTACAGAAAAATTTAAGTAATAAACTTGATCAAGCTTCAAGACGAGAACATATTGAGAATTACACAAAAATAGAAAAAGCATTTAATGATGTGTTAAGTCGTGATTATAAGCATCGCACTGATGAACAGAACGCACATAACACCAAACAAATAACACATGGTAATACAACGCTCGATAAACTATTAACCTATAGATTGGCTCAAATAGAAAACCTCGTCACTGGAGTAGACGGGGACGGTGTAAAAGAAGTAACAGACAGTCGCGTATCGACAGACGGCACGAGTCACGAATTGTTATCAGAACGTTTACTACACGACTTTAATAACGTTAATGAAAGTGTAGAAGAAGTGAATAAGAAGTTTGTCGAAATCAACTTTGACACTTATAATCCAGATAAATCTGGTAAAGTACCAATCAATACTTTGCTACAATCAGCGTTAAACGAAGTAAGAGATGCAGATGCTGGAACGCTTATCATTAAAAATGGTGTCTATCTTATCAATAAACGTGTGACAGTCCATTCAAATACAACGATTAAAATGGAAGATAATGCAGTTTTACTGAGAGGGAATGACAGAGCAATATTAGACTTTGGTAACATTAACGAAATGTTTTATGGTTATGAAGGTGTACAAAATATCCACTTAATTGGTGGTACACTAGATTGTAACCTAGAAGAAATAAATAAGTATCCAACAGATGCTGCGAATACGATAAACATAAGACACGCTCAAAACGTGTCTTTTTATAATGTCAAATTTAGGAATACACTATCTTATCATGCAGTGGATATAAATGGTGTTAAGGACATTTATTTCACGAATTGTATATTTGAAGGTTATAAAAATTTAAATGGTACAAGTGGTAAAGAGGCAATACAAATCGCTGAAATTGTTAAAGGTGGCGTGGGTGGTCCAGGTGCTTGGGACGGAACACCATGTAAGAATGTAGTGATTACTGGTTGTGTATTCAGAGCATCTAATATTGCGCCTAGTTTTGATGTTGCAATTGGTAACCATGCGAGCATTCATAATATCTACCAAGAAAACATCAAAGTAACAAACAATACATTTGAGGAATGTAAAGTAGGTGTTTATCCATTCAAGTGGGTTAATGTTGAAATTTCAGGTAACACATTTGATAAAAATAGTACGTGTGTTCATATTGCAGCAACAAGAGGTAACATGAACAGTGCTAAAGATGTAAATGGCATACCTAGTAAACAATCACAAGGTGGGGACATTTACCTTATTAAAGATAACGTGTTCAGAAACTATAAGAATTATGGCGTATATGCATACGGGGAAGAATACAACGACAGTATTGGTTATATCGGTCATATCAGAATAAATGACAATACTTTTACATGCGACAACAATGATAACGGAAAAAATATCGTTATGGCACTTTGTAGACATGTTCATATCAAAGGTAACAATATGACATACAGTTATAGAGGTATTTATATCACGGGTAGTCATAATATATTCATTGATAATAACTACATTGAGAACATTAAAACGGAAGGTATATTCGTTAATGATTCAGCCTATTCTGGATTTGCTATGCAAACGAATCATTTAAATATTACGAATAACACGATCAATAGCACTGGTCGAAATTGTATGAACATTCACAACTCACGTTTCTTATATATCAATAATAACAAGACACTTAACGCCAATTTACAAACAGAAGATTCAGTTAACCGTGGCGGTATTTTCTTAACAGATTGTAGAAATGGACGTATTGAAAGCAACGATAATTGGGGCGTAACAGACTCATTTGCGATTTATGGTACGAAATTAACAAACGTTGTTGCATTTAATAATGGTGGTAGTGGCACAGTGAGATTAACAGGTACAGATGCTTATGTAGGTTATTACAACGTGGATAGTAACAACAATATTATAAAACATAGTACGAAAGGGTGATAGATGAATGGTAAATTTTAATGCTGCACCAAATAAAAAAGCAAAACTCGTGTTAGAAACATCAGCATTTAAACAAAGTAGAAGCGACTTAAATGTCGCTTTTTCTACTGCTGATAGAGATACAGCAATATTAGAGTTCACAGTCACACAAAATAACAAACCATTATTACTTGGAAATGACAACATTAAATCGAGTATTGTATTTATTCATTCAAACGGATTGAAGATGAAAGCACCTTTAGTCATTACAGACGGCTTAAACGGTAAAATTAGTTATCAAATACCAAATGACATACTAGCGACACCAGGTACTGTAACCGGACAAGTGTATGTTGCGAGAAAATCAACAACTGATACACAAGCAGTTGTAGCTGAACGTATCTTTAGTTTTACTATTCAAGAGTCACTAGCGTGGGAATTTGACGCAGAAACAAAACTGAATTACATCATTGAGTTTGACGAAGTTGAGGCAGAATTAAAGCAACGTGCTTATGCGATTGAGCAAGCAATGGCTAACGCAGAAGATTATGTCGGACAAATTGAACAAGCAAGAGAAAAAGGTTTGTCAGATATTGAAATAGCTAGAACAAATAGTATTGAAGAATTAACCTCATTAGCAAACAATAAATTAACAGAAATTAACACTAAAGGTACTGAGTATGTAAACCAATTAAATGATATAAGTGAAAGAATGGATGATAAGATTACTCAATTCAACAATGATGTTGATGCTGGTGGTTATATCAAAGATACTGATACAACGGATTGGCAAAAATCAAAATTGACAGATGATGAAGGAAATAGCATTCATTTAGATACGATCGATTTTATGAATATAGAAAACACTATTACTAAATCTGGCTTGTACTATGTAGCAAATTCTACAAATGGTATAGACGGAGAAAACACAAACGGTTTAATTCGTGCGCATTTTAGAAATTCTGACAATGGCGTAATTGAATTTTCTCCAACTGACTCACACAACGTATATTACTTACAAAAATATAGTGGCATTTGGGATACATTCACTAAAGTGGTAAGAACAACACCAGGTTTTAAAGCTGAGTCTGAAATTGGCGCACAAAACAAAGCAGACCTTGCGTTCAATAATGCTAAGTCATATGTTGATAACGAACTTAATACAAGACAAAAATTGTTGTGGTCTGGAAATGCGAGTGCTAAAGACACGACTATGACTTTAACGGAATCTTATAAAAACTATACTATTCTGATTTTTGAATATTTCACACAAGCTGGTATCAAGTCATATCCAACACTTATTCCAACAACAACAACTATAATTCCGATTCAAGACTTTAATTTATCAAATTCTGATGGTGGTGCAGCACGATTTTATGAAGCAGGTATTTATATGAGGACGAATACTGAGTTTACGATCACACATAATCATACGTTTGTGCCAGAAACTAATACTGGTATATCTAATTCAAACCCAATCGAAATCAGAAAGATAGTAGGTGTTAAATAATGCAAATACAAATAAATTCGAATAACGAAATTTTAGCCTTTGCGATTGTCGGGGAACTGAACGAAGGTATATTGATATCAGATTATCCTCAAAACTTTATAGAAGATTTTAAACAACTTAAATACAAATATGAGAATGAACAAATTGTGTTGAATGAAAATTATGAAGAATTTCAAGAAGTACCGATTAAACCACCTAATATCGAGATACCAGGTACAGATGAAGAACTACGTAAGATGTTTGCGAGTATGCAAGTACAGTTGGTTCAAGCAAATATGATGGTTATGCAACTGTCACAACAAAATGCTCAATTATTTCAAGAAGTAGTCAAGGTAAATTCTGAAATAGAAAAAATAAAAGGAGTGAAAGAATATGGCACAGACGAGAACGATGAAGATGCTATTCCCGAAGTTTGAAGATATTAAAACGATGTATGGTTGGGGTTGTTATACCAACGAACAAGTTAAATGGTTTGTAGACATGGAAGTCATAGACAAAGAAGAATACGCACTTATTACAGGCGAGAAATATCCAGAATAAAATCACAAGGCACTTACTTCGGTAGGTGTCTTTTCATATAAATAAATTACAGAGAGTGGGTGTCGTATGAATGGAAAAGAAGGACTAAAAATAGAAGGTATCATTTCAAGTCTTTGTTTATTTGGCTTTGGTCTTTTGACTGGCGAAAGAGGTATGTTTTGGATAGTAGAAAGCGATACAGTCATAAAAGACTCTGAGTTGTATTTATCTTTACACCAAATTATGCCGTTAAGTATTTGGGGGATATTCTTCTTCTTAGGTGGCGTTTGTTTGATGTTGGGTAGCGTATTTCTACCAAGTATTAACCATTCAAAAAAAGCTGCTGTATTTATTATGATTGGTGGTTTAACCTCATCTATTTTCTACTTCATCATGTCAACAGTTGGTGTATACAATGCTTTGAATTGGCTATCTTGGGTACAATATCTAACGTTTTGGGCTATAACAGCTAGTCTTACTTTTATAGGAGGTAGCTACTTATGGCAGAAGAAGTAAATAAATACGTCTTACGTCATGAGTGGGAACGTTCAAGAGGTAAGATACACCAACGAATAAATGAAGTAGATCAAAAACATGATGATAAACATCACAGTTTAGAACTTGCAGTTGTTGCTATGACTGAAATTAATAAGCAGATGGTTGAAGGTAACAAAGATATTAAAACAGAACTTGTTAAGTTAAATGGCACAATGTCTCAACAAAATGATGAAATCAAAGAAATAAAATATCGAACAGAAAAGAATACAGAAGACATTGTCGAAAACAAAGAAGAATTAAAAGTATATAAAGAAGAAGTTAAGAAAAGGCAAAAGGACAACATTACGCTACTCAAATGGTTTTTTGGGTTATTAATGGGCGGTGGTGGTTTAGTACCATTCATCGGATTGTTCTTTAAATAATAAGGAGTGGTTAAATGAAAAATATAGATGCAGGAACTTTAACGAGAATTATTGTATTAGTAATAGCTTTAATCAACCAAGCGTTAGCTTTAACAGGTTTTAACCCAATACCAGTAGACGAAGATGCATTATATCAATTTATTTCAATGGTATTTATGGGTGTAGCAAGTATCTGGGCATGGTGGAAAAACAACCCAGTAACGAAAGAAGCTAAGTGGGCAGATGAGAAAAAGAAAAAGTATAAAGCAGAAAAAAAGGTGGCTAAAGCAACAGGGTATGCACCGGTTACTGAAGAACCAGTGGATGGATTACAAAATAAATAAAATGATTAGGCAACCTTTCGAGGTTGTCTTTTTTAATGAGGTGAAATAATGACAGTTACAAAAACTCAAGCAGAAGCTTACTCATACATGAACAAACTTGTTGGTAAAGGCTGGGACTTTGATAATGCTTTCGGCTGGCAATGTTTTGATTTAGTTAACTTTTATTGGAACTATCTAACTGGTGGTCAATTATATGGACTATATGCAAAAGACATTCCGTTCAAAAATAACTTCGACGGACTTGCTACAGTTTATGAGAATACACCTTCATTCTTACCACAAAAAGGCGATATCGTAGTATGGAATGGTAATTGGGGAGAAGGTTGTGGTCACGTTGCAATAGTACATTCAGCTAATATTAATACGTTCGTTTCACTAGACCAAAACTGGTGGGGTGGCGGAAGAAATAAAACGGAAGTAGCACAATACATCACTCATACGTATGATTTCCCTATGTACTTTATTAGACCACACTTTAAAGCAAAAGCTACAGTTAAAAGCAAAGTGACTATTATTGCTAAACCTAAAGTTACTGTAAGTAAGAAGAAATTTGTACTCGTTGCTGGGCATGGATATAACGATCCGGGCGCAGTTGGAAACGGAACAAACGAACGTGACTTCATTCGTAAAAACATTATTGATAACGTAGCTAAACACTTACGTTCAGCAGGTCATACCGTGACGTTATACGATAAGAAACAAGATATGTATCAAGACACTGCATACGGATATAATCGTGGCGATACGAAGAATTACGGCTTATATTGGGTTAAGAATAAACTTAAACCAGATGCAGTAATTGAGTTTCATTTAGATAGCGCAGGTGCGAGTGCGAGTGGTGGCCACGTTATTAAAAATGCGTATGCAGCAGATAGTATAGATAAAGGTATACAGAAAGCTCTAGAGGACACAGTAGGTACTATTAGAGGCATAACAACTCGAAACGATTTACTCAACATTAACGTAGCTTACAATCAAAATATCAACTATCGCTTAGTTGAATTAGGCTTTATCACAAGCAAGAAAGATATGGATTACATCAAGAAGAATTTACAATCGTTCACTAAAGCAATTGCGAGTGGTATCAACGGTAAACCAATAGGTGGTACGCCTGCAGGTAAAAGCAAAAAGATTACATGGGCTTGGAAAGGTCGATTTACACCGAATACTAAAATTAAGGTCCGTAAATCACCAGGATTAAAAGGTGTAGTAGTCGATAAAAAATCGTGGTTATTTGATAAAAGTGATTGGGTTGATTTCGTATCAGTAACTAAGAAAGACGGTTATTGGTGGATTAAGTTTAAATATCCAACGAACCCTAAAGCAGGTTACTTCTATTGTGCTGTATGTAAGATTAAAGATAAAAATGAGAAGATTAAGAATGAAAAATATTGGGGCAAGATTAAGTGGAAGTAAATTTAAAACCCTATCTAGCGGAAACTAGGTAGGGTTATTTTTACTTAAATCAATATATATGATACCATTTAAACAGACGTATTAAACACAATATGACGGCGAGCCTACTCATACATTTGAGTAGGTTATTATTTTGAATAGGTTCCACAAAATGATATACTAAAAAAAGTTTAAACCTATTATCTCCGTTTTAGTTTTAAACTCATATTTGGTAAAACCTTTTTGCACCTCACTTATAAGTGGGGTGTTATTTAGTTGATTTAATCCTAGAAGTGTAATATTATCATATTTAAGCACTTATATTGTGCTGGATTTTCATATATAAAAAACCATTAACTTTCCCTGTCACTATGTGTGATGGGGTTATTTTTTTTTGACTAAAATTAGTATCTACTAATAGTACAAACTCTTAATATGTGGTATAATATAAATGTGTATTAGCAACTAATGTCTTCCCCGATGTTAGTTGCGCTTTTTTATAAATTAACTCTTTCAACGTTATTGTGTGAAATGTATAATATTGTTAAATACACACTGAAAGAGGTAAGGGGAATGAGTAATGTATTAGCAATATGTAATAATTGTGGTTATGTTGGGAATTCTGGAATTGGTATTTCAAATAGTTCTAATGTATATATAGTTAATTCACCTAACATGAATTGTCCTAATTGTGGAGAACAAAAATTTAAAACAGTAGATGGTTTGTATAGCGAAATAAATAATGTCATGAGTATTCTTGCTATTGATAATGGTAAAGAACTAGAAAAGTTGTACAATATATTAAAAGGCGTTACTGAAGATACAAGTATTGATGAAATAGAAAACAAAATAAATGAAGAAACTCCACAGTATAATGGTGTAACTAAACAAATTTCAAATATAATGAAAAAGGGATATAAGTTATTTATAGCAACCAGTATACTATTAGGTGCTATGTCCTCTTATAAAAACTTTTATGACGATTTTATTGATAAAAAAGATGAAGAGATAGAGTATAAAAAGAAACAAGCAGAAATAGATAGATTACAAAATCAAGCTATAGAAAAATTAAAAAAAGAACTTAAAGACAAGGAGTGATCAATATGGTAATTACGTTATTGGTAGGCTCGATTATCTGCGTTGTATTAGCGAACATAAGTTTAAAATTAAGACTAGATGATTTACAAAAAGAAGTTGAAGCACTAAAGGTTCAGAAATAAATGAACTTTAGTATAATTTAGCAAGTAAAGTGTAATTTTTATGTTATAATTCAGATAATATAGGAGGGGATAATTATGAGTGAAAATTTTAAAAATTGTATAACATGTGGTGAAAAAGTTTTCGAAAGTGATAAGCACTATAATATTAGCATGTGCGAAAACTGTGTTGAGCATCAAATGAGAGAAAAATAATATGCAGAAACCCACCAATTAAGGTGGGTTATTTTTATGCTATAATTTAATTAGGCAGAAGAGGTTAAGACTATATATGAGGTGGCTGCTACAGACAGTCGCCTTTTTTTATTCCTCTAGTATCTCGTCTATATCTTCAATCTCTGTCACATCAACAATTTCTTCTTCAATAATTGAATCTAACCTTTTATGAATCTCATCTTCAGTCCAACCAGTTTCTTTAAGTGGTTTGCTAATTTTCATGATGTTTTCTCCTTAGTGTGATAATTCATTATACAATATATTGATAAGAATTGTATGTTTTATTAATTATGTTCAAAATATCAGTATTCTATGTACATAGCAGGGGTATCTTCTTCAACATATTTAAAACCATATTTCTCATATAAGAAGTTAGCTGGTGTTTCGGATATTAAATTTACATAAGTACCCTTAAAACTATTTTCTTCTATATATGACATGATATGATCCATAACTAATTTTCCAAGTCCTTGCTTTTGATAGTTTGGATGAACAGCAATATCCACTATGTGAAATACCGTAGCACCATCTCCAACCACTCTTCCCATTGCAATTAGTTTTGATTGATCATAAATTGTGATATTAAATAATGCATTTTCCAGACCAACTTTTACAGCTTTCTCATCCTTAATAATTAAATCGCATGCTTCTATAATATCAATGTAATCCTTAACTAAAGGCTTTTGAAAAGAAATATTGTATTTCAATTTAAAACACTCCTATCATATTAAATACATACTGATTATATACTTGATTAAAGAAAATGTATAAAAAATTGTATTTTATTATAATTCTATCTCCAAAATATAGTCCATATATTTAAAACGTTAAACCCACCTTAATTGGTGGGTTATTTTTTATGCTATAATTTATTTAGGCGGAAGAGGTCTTAAGAACATATAACCAACTATGTTACTTGG